TGGAGGCGGACGCAGATCAAGGCCCGCTAGTTTTTGACAACTTAACGCTGAGAAGCGCTGGAGAAATAGACCATGAGCAATAGCCTCGTCACTATCGACATGATCACGCGGGAATCCCTGCGGATCGCACATGAGAAATCGCAGTTCATCGGCACCACTGACCGCCAGTACGATGATTCATTCGCCAAGACTGGCGCCAAGATCGGGCAGGCTTTGCGCGTTCGCAAGCCAAACCAGTACCTGCGCACCACTGGTTCGCGCGTCATGGATGTGCAGGACCAATCGGAGCAGAACGGCACGATCACTGTGGCAACGCAGGATCACGTGGACATGCGTTTCAACTCTGCCGAGCTTGCTTTGTCTCTGGACGAACTGAGCCAGCGGTACATTGAGCCCGCAGTCGCTACGCTGATTTCCGGCATCGAGGCGGACTACTTGGCATTTGCAACCAAGTCCACCTATCAGGTGGCCGGAACTGCAAACACCGCGATCAATTCGCTGGTGGCACCTGGCGCGGCCCGGGCGAAGATGAACCAGCAACTGGCACCCAAAGGCAACCGCGCTATCCAGATGGACTCGGTAACGATGTCCGGCCTGGTGAACGGTGTTGCGGCTTACTTCAACCCGTCTGGTGCGATTGCCGAGCAGTACAAAGAGGGTATGGTTGCCCGTACTTCGATGGCTGACTACTACGAAAACGAGCGCGTCTGGACGATGCCAAACACGGGTGACGTAGTTGGCGCAATCAACGGCGGTACGCTGACAACCGGCATTACCTCGTTGACGATGAACGGCGTGACGGTGGCTCCGGTCGCTGGCATGGTGTTCACCATCGCTGCTGTGTACGACTGTCACCCCGAGACGAAAGTGGCGTACCCGCACCTGAAGCAGTTTGTTGTCGGCTCCGGCTCGACCACGACCAATCTGGTGTTCTCGCCTGCTGTGATCTTCGACACGACTGACCCGCGCCAGAACGTGTCGGGCGCACCGCTGACGAGTGCCACCCTGACCTTCGTGGGCGATCTGTCCAGCAACTACGTCAGCCCGCTGATGTACCACAAGGAGGCTTTCCAGTTTGTGACGGCTGACCTGCCAATCATGGACGATGCCCACAAGTGCGTGCGTCGCAACTCGGAAGGTTTGTCCATGCGCGTATGGCAAGCCTCGGACATCCGCAACGACGAATTGCTGATGCGTATCGACATCCTGTATGGCATGGCAGCGCTGCGCCCTGAGTGGGCCTGTCGTCTGATTGGTTCGAAGAACGCTTAAGGAGCAACTGAAATGGCACTTTCCTCTAACCTTGAACGCCTTGGCTATAGCGGCCCCGATGGCTGCGTAGCAACAGGCCAGCACCGCGAAGTCATCGCGGTTGCCGCGAGCACTACTCTTGTCGCTGGGCAATCCGGCGCACTGGTGCTGCTGGGTGTTGCTACCGGCGCGACTCTGACCCTTCCTGCGGCTGCAGAAGGGATGCAGTTCGATGTGGGTGTGACTGTCGCACGCACCTCCAACAGCTACAAGATCATCTGCGCAAGCGGCGATTTTCTGCTGGGGTCTTACGTGGCTGCTGACGCTGCCGTTGCAACCTCTGGTGATGTGTTCACCGGCAACGGCTCGACCCATGTGGCGCTGACGTTCGACGGCGATACCAAGGGTGGCTTGGTGGGCGGCAAGCTGCGCTTCACCGCCATCTCTGGCACGCAGTGGTACGTCGAGGGCATCGCTGTCGGCACCGGCACGATGGTGGACGCATTCACCACCTCCTAAAGGACGGGGCTTTGGCCCCTGCTTTTCATGCGTGTTGCAATGATTCGAGAAGGTCGCGTTTCGCCGCAGATGGTGTATTCGGAGCGCGACCTTCAGTGGATGCTAAAGAGTGGCTGGACTCGATACGAACCAGCACAAATTGAAGCGCAGCCGCTAGAGCCTATGGGGGCGCAGCCGGAGCGCAAGAAACCTGGGCGCAAGCCTAAAACAGTCTCCTGGGGTGTTGGTTAGCGGGTTCGGCCACAAGCTGAACCCGCTCTTTTAAGGATCGGCATGACGACAGCGGTGGAAATCGTGACGGATTCGATGGAGTGGCTGAACCGCCTTTCTCCTGGCGAAACGCTCAACGCTGACGACCTCGCACGCGGCCTGTCTCGGCTCAATACCATCATCGACAAGTGGAGCGCCAAGCGCGCTGTGCTTTACAAGTCCGCCATCACATCGGCAGCGCAAACGGGAAACATCACCCTTGCTGCTGGTTCATGGGCGGCTATCCCTGTGGGCACTGAGATCGCCTCGGTGTCGGTGGATGGACTACCTATCGACCAAATCACGATGACGCAGTACGCGGAATTGTCTGACGTAACAACGGCGGGTTCTCCTACATTGTGGGCAACGGATGGCCTATCTGCCGTGTACCTCGTTCCTGTTGCGAACGGGCAGACGGTGGAACTGATGCACCGCACGACGGCGACCAGCTTCGCAGACACGACGACAAGCTACACGATGCCACCAGGCTACCGGGCAGCGCTCGGTGTTTCGCTTGCGTGCAGTCTCGCGCCGATCATCAACCCGTCGATGCTGGCCGCGTTGAAGATGGAAGAGCGCTCCGCCATGTCGGGCATTCAGGCATTCCAGCCTGAAATCTTGGACACGTACAGCTACAACGTAAGCGGCAGCAGGGGGAACATCCTTAATGGCTGGGTCTAAGTACGTCCAGTTCACGGGTCCATCCTACTTTTTGTCGGATAGGAAAGCAGCGGTACAGCGCTCTGTGAACTGCTACCCCAGACGCCTTGAGGGATCGACGTACATGATGCAATCAGCACCGGGGCAAGTGCAAGTCGCAGACCTGGGCGCAGCGGGGCGCAACTCGCGCAACGTGGGCGGGCGTCTGTTCACGGTGGCCGGCAATACGCTGTACGAGAACAACGGCGGCACCTACACCAGCCGTGGCACGCTTGCATCATCCAGCGGCTATGTTGGCATGGCTGACAACAAAACGCAGCTCGCAATCGTTGACGGCGCAACGCTGTATATCTTCACCTTGGCGACCAATGTGCTGACGACGGTAGTTTCTGCCGGGTGGCGCGGCTCTGATGAAGTTGTCGAGATAGACGGCTATTTCGTCTTCGTAGACCCGGATACAGACCAGTTCTACCTGTCCGCGATTGACGACGGCACGGCACTGGATGCGCTGGACTTCAGTTCGGCAGACTCAAGCCCTGACGACATCGTGACGCACCGGGTAAGCCATCGGCAACTGTGGCTGTTTGGCGAACTGTCTACGGAAATCTGGATCAATTCAGGCGGCGCTGATTTCCCGTTTGTGAGGTATCAGTCCTACACGCTGGACATTGGGTGCCTGGGCAAGCGTACCGCCATCATCGCTGCCGATACGCTGTTCTGGATTGGCAAGACGAGAAACGGGCAGGGCATCGTTTACATGGCGTCGGGCAACCAGCCACAGCGGGTTTCGACAAACGCCGTGGAGGAGGCTTTGCGGGCGTCTACGGACCTGTCAAGCGCCACGATGTGGACGTACCAAGTCGAAGGGCAAGAGTTCATCGGCCTAAACGCACCGGGGCTGGAAACCACATGGGTTTTCGATGCTGCCAACCAACTGTGGCACGAGCGCGGCGAGTGGGATGCCGGGTGGGAGCCGCAGCGCGCCGAACTGATAACCGCGTTCGAGGGCGAACACTACGCGACCGACTCGGCTGGCATCGTCACCCGCCTGGACGACACGCTGAACACGATGAATGGGCGAGTCATGCGCCGGGAGAGAACGTGGCCGCACATGATCCAGCCAAGCATGGAGCCCGTCAGCTACCGGGGCGTGGAGATTGCATGCGCAACAGGATCGGGCGGGCAGATCGCGCTCGAGGTGTCGAACGACGGCGGCAAGACGTTTGGCCCCGCCTTGCTGCGCAGCCTGGGCGCTACCGGACGCTGGATGCAGCGGGTTCGCTGGAATGCGCTCGGGATCGCCATCAACCGTGTGTTCCGCATCTGGCAGACGGACGATGCGCCTTTCGCAATCCATAGCGCGACGGTGGACGTTTAGACATGAGCAGCCTACTACTCCCACAAGGCCGCATCCCGATTGGCTTTGCCATGATTAACGGCCAGCGCGTCCCGGTCGATGTCGATCAGGAATGGATGCGCTACTTCACAACGCTGACAGAACGCGCCGGGGGCGTTGTTGCGCCAACCAACATCGTCCAATACATACAGACGACGGTTGCGCCATCGGTGGTGCTGGACAGCGGCGGCGATGAGTCCGGCGATCAGATATTCATCATCAACAACGTGGCGGCATCCAGCGGCGGCGCATCGTGGACGGAGGTTGAAATCGACTTCGGCACCGATCCCGTGTATGACGCGCAGTTCACCATCACGGACGCGGCGATCACCGGCACATCCAAGGTTCAGGTGCTGCCGTGTGGCAAGGCGGCAACAGGGCGCACCGCAGATGATTGGCAATGGGACGGCGCAGCGTTTGCGGCTAACCCCGGCTCTGGTTCGGCTCTTTGTTACGTGACCTTTTCGCCTGGCCCGGTTGTCGGCCCGCGCAAGGTTCAATATTCAGTAGGTGCATAAATGGCAGTCATAGATTCAGGCTCGAGCGGCGCAGGCAAGGCAAACGTAGACGCGGGGTTTAACCTCAACGTGGCGCTGTCCAACACGCACGCATACATCGGCGGCGTGCGGCTGCACTCGGAGAACGACAGCGGGGAACACACGGGCACGCCATATCTGAAAAGCCCAGAGACATCGCCCGACTATCGGATGCGTGCAGGTTTGGACACGGTGCTGTTCAACGATGTGTTCAATGCCACACTGCAAAACACGCACCTCTGGTCGTACACATTCGCCACGCTGACGGCATCGCAGCCCGGAGCGGGGACCGTCAATTTCGGCACGGTGCAGGGCACCACATCTGCGCACGGCGCGTTCATGCGGACGTTCCAATATTTCCCGCTGGTCAACACTGCTCCATTGGCCGTCGAGTTTTACTTCGGGCAGTTCAATGCGCAGATGATCTCGGGCGAAGTTTGGCTGATGGGCATTGGCCTGCCGACAGCAGCCACTACAGTGCCGACGGACGGCGTATGGATGCGCCTGACAACTACGGGGCTGGAGGGCGTCATCTCGTTCAACGGCACGCCAGCTACCACGGCGTTTACGGTGCCCAAGCCATTGGCAGACTTCGCCACCGGGCAGATTTACAAAGCGCTGATCGTCATCGGGGAGCGTGAAGTCGAGTATTGGATCGACGATGTGCTGATCGGCGAGCAGACCATCCCGGTTGGTAACGGTGTGCCTTGGTTGGCGGGCTCTTTGCCCGTCTACATGATGAAGTACAACACGGGCAACGTCAGCAACACCAACACCATGCGGGTGTCTCGCATTGGCGTATCGCTGATGGACGTTGCCACCAACAAGGAATGGCCCGACATCCTGGCCGGGATGGGCCAAGGCGCTGCCATCCTGCAAAACGGCATGAACGCAACCACGGTTGCCCCGACAACTGCGGGCAACACGAACCAAGTGATTCTGCCCACCACACAGGCGGGCTCCAACTCTGCGCCAAACGCGGCGATGGCGGGGCTTGGCGGGCAGTTCCTGATGACGGCGCAGTCGACCAACGTGGCGGCAGCGGGCGACATGATCGGGTGCTACTACTTGAACCCCGTGCCAAGTATCAACATCACCGGGCGCAACCTCATCATTACCGGGTGCAGCATAACTTGCATGAACAGCGGCGCGGTGGTGGCGACAACCCCGACGACTCTGGTATGGGGTTTGGCCTGGGGCCACACCAACGTCAGCCTTGCAACACTGGAGACCGGCACATTTGTTACGGGAACAACCCACGCTCCACGCCGTCGCCCGCTTGGCATGTGTTCTGCTGCCATTGGCACGGTAATCGGCGGGCTGTACAGCAACGAGATAAACCGGGGGTTTGAGTCTCCCATCGTGGTGCGTCCGGGCGAGTACATCGCAACGACGGTGCGCTTCCGGGTGGGCACGGCGACGGCATCGCAAGAGGTGTTCTATACCGTGACGTTCAACGGATATTGGGAATAGCATGGCTGCAAACAAAGTCTTCCGCTGCGGGCCGATTGCGTTAACGACAACGCTGACGACCAACTTGCTCAACCCGCCGACGACGGCGGGCGGTGTCAACGCGGGATCGTCTGCGCAGTACGTAATTTTGAAGCACCTTCGCGTCATCAACAAAACCGCATCGGCTGCGAACTTCTCGCTATGGCTCGGCGCTACTGGCGCGAACGTGGCGGGCACAGAGGTGATCGGGCAGGGCTTGAGCGTGGCGGCTAACTCGTCGTATGACTGGTACGGCGTGCTTCGCCTGGATGCGGCTGATTTTCTGGTCGGCGGGGCATCGGTGAATACTGCGTTGACGCTGGTGGGCGAAGGCGAAATCGGCGTCTCGGGCTAAGGAGAACATATGTCTTTTCTTGAAATTGGTGCATCACTACTCGGCGGGCTGTTTCAGTCCGACTCTGCGGGAGATGCCGCTGACGCACAAGCAGCCGCAAGCGCAGCAAGCATTGCAGAACAGCGCAGGCAATACGACCTCACGCGCAGTGATTACGCTCCCTACCGCAGCATCGGCACTAACGCCTTGCGCAGGCTCGGTGCGCTCTACGACGTAGGAGATGGCGGGGGCGCATCTTCGAGTGGTGCGGCGGGCGGGATGACGGAGGCGCAGATACGCCAAATGCTTGCGCCGCAGTACACGACGACAGTGGAGCAACCGCGCACGCAGTTTCCATACTCCCCGCGAGAAGGCCCGGACAATGGCATTTGGGGCGAACTCGCACCCGCACAGCCCATCGTTAATCAGCAAGGCCTGGATGCGGCTGTGCAGGAGCGCATGAGCCAACAGGGCGGCGGGGTCGGTGGTGCGCCACAAACCTACAACGACGGGCTGGACGGGCCGATCCAGCTGGACCCAGGCTACCAGTTCGGGCTGGATCAGGGAAACCAAGCGCTAGACCGCAAGATTGCAGCGGGCGGCGGCAGGGTGTCGGGGGCGGCGATAAAAGCCGCGCAGCGCTTCGGCACTGACTACGCTACCACGGGCTACAACGCGGCCTATCAACGCCGCCAGGACCGGATTAACCGGCTTTCTGCGCTTGCTGGCATCGGGCAATCAGCAACGGGTGCAAGTGCGCAGGCCGGAAGCGCTGCGGCCAACAATATCAGCGGGGCACTGCAAAACCAAGGCGATAACGCAGGCAACGCAGCGCTGGCTAACGGATCAATCTGGGGAAATGCTTTGAACCAGGCCGGGGCAGCATGGCAGCGCGGGGGAAGCACAGCCAGCGGGCCAAGTAACGCAAGCCTTGCATCTCAATATTGGGACTTCGGATAATGGCTAACATCTTCTCCCAACTCATTCGCCCTGTGCGCTCCATGCAGGAATACGGGCAGGACATGGACACAGCAGAGTCCAACAAGCTAACGCTTGCAGCAAACCGCATGAAGGCGCAGCAGGATCAGCAAGGGATGGCCGACGATGCCGCAGTGCGATCCGCGTATCAGGCCGGGGGCGACGAAAACGCCATCATCAAAACGCTACGGGGTGGCGGGCAGTACAAAGCCGCAGATGCGTTGCAAAAGCAGATCGGCGAACGCGCCAAGTCGCAGGCAGACGCGGCCAAGTCGGCGCAGGAAGTGCAGTCCAAAAAACTCGCAGACGCAGAGAAGCGCCTTCAAATTGCAGGGCAAGCTTTCGGCTACGTGAAAGACAACCCAAGCGCAGAGAGTGCGGCCAGCGTGGTGCAGCACTTGCAGCAAAACGGCATCTGGGACGACAAACAGGTAGCAGCAGCGATGGCTGAGATTCAAGCCAACCCAACGCCAGAAGGCGTGCGCATGCTGGCGACAAGGGCATTTCAGGGCGTGCTGGATGCCAAGGAGCAGCTACCGAAGTATTTCCAGCAGGGGCGCGGCAGCACTGCGGCAATCGTCGGCGTCAGCCCGGTGTCGGGGGCGGCACAGGATGTGCAGAGCGCACCGATTGCGCAATCCGAGGCGCAGCGGCTGCAACTGGAGCAGCAAGCAAGGGAGGCGGCATTGAATCGCGGCGTACAGGTGCGCGGGCAGAACATGGTCGATTCGCGGGCGCGGGATACTGCGGCTGCGACGATGTCCAAGCCATTCGAGGTTACGGGGCCTGATGGCAACCCAGTGCTAGTGCAGCAGGACAAGCAAGGAAACATCACGCCGGTAAGCGGCTACAAGCCAAAAGGCGGCGCAGAGAAGCCACTGAATGACACGCAGAGCAAGGCGCTGTTGTTTGGCTCCCGGATGCGTGAAGCGGGCAAGGTGCTAGATGAACTTGCAAAATCTGGAACGACAACCTCTGTTCCAGGGTCGCGTTCTGGATACGGCATTGGCCCCGTTGTAACGGCGCTGTCCAGCACGCAAAAGCAACAACTCGACCAAGCGAAACGCGACTTTGTCAACGCGGTACTTCGGCGTGAATCGGGCGCGGTAATCGCTGACTCAGAGTTTGAAAACGCAGACAAGCAGTATTTTCCGCAGATTGGCGACAGCAAAGAGGTTGTCGCTCAAAAGAAACGTAACCGCGAACTGGCAACAAATGGAATTCTGCAGGAGGTGCCGGAGAACCGGCGCAGCGGATTGCAGCCACAAGCGCAGATGCCGACCGCTGACGATGTGCGCAAGCAGGCGGACAACATTCTCAAGGGGGGCTAATGGCAACCGCAGACGAATACGCCGCTTGGATCGTTAAGAACTCCAGCAAAAAAGGCACGCCGGAATTCGACATCGTTGCGAAGGCGTACCAACAGGCGAAGGGAGAGGGTGAAGACAAAGCCGCGACCCAACTAGCAGAAGACCGCAAGAAGTACGCGCCCACGATTGGCATGAGCGCTTTTGAGCGCGGCGCGGCTGGGTTTGGCAAGGCTATGGTGGACACTGGGCGCGGCCTGGGGCAGATGGTTGGCCTGGTGGACCGCGCAGACGTTGCCGAATCGCGCAGCTTGGATTCTTCTCTGATGGACACAGCGGGCGGAAAGGCTGGAAACTTCGCGGGGAACGTGGCGACCACTTTGCCGCTTGCATTCGTGCCGGGTGCAAACACCGTCAAGGGCGCGG